CACGATGAAGACCGATTAGAGGGTGATAAAGCCTTTATTCGTTCTTTGGTAACTGATAACCCTCATGTACCACAAAGCTACATAGACAACCTTAAAAAAGGTGATAAAGTCACAGTTGAGCGTTTGTTATATGGCAACTTCTATTATGACGATGACCCCTCTAAGCTGATTGAATATGAAAAAATCCTAGACCTTTGGAATAATGACTTTGTTGAGAGTGGTAGAAAATATATCACCTGCGATATAGCTACTAAAGGGAGTGATAGGTTTGTTTTAATCGTTTGGAGTGGTTTTAGAGTCATTCACATTGAAGCTATTGAGAAGAATACTGGTAAGGATGCAGTAGATAAGATACAAGAATTATCTAAAAGGTTTCAAGTGCCAAATTCTAATATTGTTTACGATGCAGATGGAGTTGGAGCAGGTCTAAGTGGTTTTATTAGAGGTTCCCACGAATTTAATAATGGATCAAAGGCTAAGAACGGAGAAAACTATAACCACATTAAGTCTCAGGTTTATTTCAAGATGTCCGAAGCTATTAATGAGGGTTTGGTATATATTGGAGTAGAAGATTACAAAGAACTCATTACAGAGGAGTTAGAGCAAGTAAAGAGGGACAAAGTAGACCAAGATGGTAAACTTTGCTTATTACCTAAAAAGGAAGTAAAAGAGCGTATCGGCAGGTCTCCTGACTTTTCAGATGCTTTAGCTATGAGGTGGTATTTTGAGCTAACAAGTGGTATTCAAGGTATTCAAGCCAATTTCTTCTAATTGCTTAATCACTAGACAAAATGCTATATTTATTACATAACTTGCAAAGGTTTTTTAATATGGCAGAAAACAATAAAAATGCTAACTATGATATTCACCCTTACCAAACGAATAACTGGGTGAATGCAAGTCTAGAAGGTAACAAATACACCTTTTTGCTAGACTCTAGATATGGTACAGGTGCTTACCAAAACGGAAAATATTTAATTCCTCATAAACGAGAAAATCAAAATGACTACGATATAAGAAGGTCAAAGTCAGCTTACAATAACCAATACCAAGCTATTCTAAATGCTCACTATAAACCCATTTTCAAGAATGAAGCTAAAAGGGTAATAAATGAAGATACACCACAAAGCTATTTAGACCTATACCAAGCCTTTTTAAATAATGCAGATGGTAAGGGCAATTCACTTCAAAAGTTAATGGAGAGGTCAGCAGGAGACACCAAGAACTTAGGTGCTTCCTTTTTAGTGGTAAATAATGAGGTTGATATTGATAGTTCTATTGAAGATGTAATCAATAATCGTTCAGGGGTTCCCTATGCTTTTGTTGTTACTCCTGATGTAGTTTACCAATATGAGACCGATTCTTTTGGTAATTTGACTGCTTTAGAGTGGTATCAGCAAGATGGATCAGAGATTTATGATAGATTTGGTTATACAACTGCTTCAACTTCAGGTTTTCCTACTAGTCCAAATGATACTTTTAGTGAAAGCTATCAACAAATTATCGTAGGGGTTGACCTAGAATCTTGGTATATCGTAGAAGATGGACAAAAGAAAGTTTTAGCTCCTAACACTATTGATATGCTCCCAGTGGTTAGGTTGGTAGAAGATGAAAGCGATGATATTATACCTATGCCCTCACTTTATGGGGTTGCTAGGATGCAGAATAGACTTTTCAATCTAGGTTCCATTATTACAGATATTGCAGATAACCAAGCCTTTTCAATTTTCACCTATCCACAGTTCCCTAATAGTGGTTTAGAGTATGGAGTAAATAAAGGTATAGGCTACCCTGCTGATAGCTCTAACAAGCCTGAGTTTATTTCACCTGATGCTAGTCAATTAAAGACCTTAATGGATTTAGAGTCTAGCTTAGTCAATATGATGTACCAGGCAGGTGTAGTAAGTCACCTTCAAAGGTTCCAACAGTCGGCAGAGTCTAAGGAGATTGACCGAGCTAGGCTAAATGATCTTTTAGGGACTTATAAGTATCAGATAGAGCAAGCAGAAGAAAAGCTAATGACCATATTTGGTGAGTATGTAGGCTATGACTATGACTATATTGTGCTTTATTCTGAGGACTTCGGTGTATCAACTCTAACAGAGAGAATAGATAGATTTAATAGCTTAGATGCTACTAAAATCAGTTCAACTCTATATACTAAGTTAGAACAGGATTTAGCAGAGGCAATGCTAAAATTTGGTGATGAAGAAGAAAAGGACCAATTTTTAGAAGATATAGCTCAAGAGAGAGAACAAGCTCAAAGGCAACTAGAAATAGAGACTCAATTCTAACTTTTTAGGGGATTTGTAAAAGAATCCTCTTTTTTATTGATTAAAATAATAATTATTTGTTATATTAAGAGAGAGCTAAAAAAGGAAGGTTACAAAATGAATTTACCAAATAAAATAATGCAAACGATGTATCACACACCTTCAAGATCAGAGGTATTTGTGATTCACCAACATGAAGATGGTACATTTGCTATTGTAGATGATAAAGAAATTACTTATGTACCAAAAGAATCCATAGTAAAACATCACTGGCAAGATTTAGCATTTTAGGAGGCAGGGAAATGAAGATAACACTAAAAGCACACATACCAGAGCATCGTGAAATAGCTAAGATGTTTGTGGGACAATTGGCAGAGTATCAATTACTATCAGTCCTAAAAGGTGAATTAATTGGAATTAAAACACACACACTGAATAGATTTTTAGTTGATTCAACACTGACAAAGCAAATCACCATAGACACCTCAGAAGCAGAGATGGACTTGCGTTTGGCGATTGGTACTGAGATTGAGTTTATAGTTACTAATCACACTTGGCACTCACCTTTTGGTATAACTTGGGATAGCGGTTCAAGATATTTTACTGATAATTTTAAAGAACCTAATCATTGGGACACCCAACTATCCACAGACTACTTAGATAGAATCGGAGTAACTATTGAGGAGGCAGGGGAATGAAGATAACACTAAAAGCAAATAACGAGATTCACAGGCAAATTGCTAAGATGTTTGTGGGCATTTGGGTTGGATTTCCAACGAATAACATTAAGGGTTTATTTCAATTTGTAGATAGGGATTATTTCCTAATTAGTGGTGAGATGTTTGACGAAATCACCATAGACCTCTCAGAGGCAGAAATGGACTTGCGTTTGGCGATTGGTACTAGAATAGAATTTCTAGGGTATGGTGTATTATTAGCTTGTGATGATGTTTGGGGGTACTTTGACAGAGAGTTTGAGGAAACTTGTTTGCTTAGGAATCTTAAACTATCCACAGACTACTTAGATAGAATCGGAGTGGAGGTAGAAGAATGAGTGATTTAACTAAAGTGTTAGAAGCAGTTAGAAACTCTAAATTAGAATTAGATGCTGAGTTTTGGAGAAAACAAAATCAACAAATATGTGAAAATCAAGAAAGGTTCTTACACGAGCAGAGACTAATCACACCTACTTATGAAGTAATGAATAGATATTTTGATATATAATCAAGGAGGCAGGGGAATGAATATACTTGAATTTATTGCTATGCAAATATTACTTATCATTATTTTTCTAAATTTACCTTTATGATTAGAGGAGGTTGAATTAAGGCTCTTTTTTTTGTATAATGTCAATAGAGCCTAGCAACTCAATTAAATTTTTCTAATAGGTCGGTCAGTCCGTTAATGAACAAGGGTTCTACGCTAGGCTCCCTTTGTTCGCCTATTGGAGTTTTATTATGGAAATATGGAAAGATATTAAAGGTTACGAAGGTCAGTATCAAGTCTCTAACTTAGGTATGGTGAGATCTATAACAAGAAAAACCAATTATGGAAACAATCACAACGGATCTTACAAAGGTGTATTATTAAAGCCTCAAAATAATCATGGAGGTTACTTACAAGTAAAATTAAGCAATGGAAAAAATAAAAGCAAAACAAAAACAATACATAGATTAGTGGCTATGACTTTTATTGATAATCCATTAAAAAAGCCTTGTGTTAACCATATAAACGAGATTAAAACAGATAATAGGGTTGAAAACTTAGAGTGGTGTACCCAAAAAGAGAACATGAATCATGGCACAATTAGGAAAAGGTTGTCAATTTTGAGAACTAACAATAAAAAAGTTAGCTTAAAGGTTGGAAGGTTTGATTTAGAAGGTAATTTATTGGAGGAATATCCATCTATGGGTGAGGCTCAAAGAAATGGGTATTATGCTACCAATATATCTCAGGTTTGCAAAGGAAAAAGAAGTACTCACGGTGGTTATATATGGAAGGTTTTAAATTAGAGTATGTTAAATAAAAGCGTAAACCAAGAAATATCTAGTCTAGTCCGTACTTTTGATATAAAGTATGGTAAAGCTGTTGCTCCCTTTATACCTTGGCTATTGGATAACCTAAAGAAGCTAGGTAAAAGGACTATAAAGCAAATTATTGATAAAGGTTGGATAAAGTTTGATGTTGAATCTAAAATATCTGATTCAGTAGTTGATAATGCAATAGAAGGTGCAATAATTAAGGCTAAATCTAAAGACCCAGATGTTATTATAGATGAAAGAGCTTTAAAGAGTGCTATTGTTAATGTGGCTTGGGCTTCTGATCAAATAGACTTAAAAAACAGGAATAGAAGAGCAGATACCAAAACTAGGCGATATATGGCAAATGCTATAAAGGTTAATCTAGAATATACTGCAAACTATAATGATAACATAAAAAAGATCAATGCTCATATTCGTTCAAGTGGTCAGGTAGATGAACAATTTTTGCGTAAAAGAGTACGCAGAATGACCCAAGATATTAGATCACTTGGATTTACTAAAGATTATGAAAAAGATTTAAGAGCTTTAGAACTTGAAATAAAAGATTTAGCCGAGATGAATTACCCTAGCTCAGAAACTAAAAGAGCTTATCAAAGGTTTATTAAGTCGGTTAGAGGTAAGAACCTAGAGAGCTTTGAGAAGTCGGTTGAGAATATGGTTAAAACCAAAGCTAGGTATATATCAAGGAGAATAGCTAGAACAGAGACTGCTAGAAGTCAGCTAGATACATTTTTAGCAATGAGTCAATTTGACGAAGATGTGACTGCTTATAGATGGAGACTAGACGCAAGCCATAATATAACAGATATTTGTGATGTTCATGCTAAAAGTGATATGGGTTTAGGAGTTGGTGTATATCCTAAAAACCAACTTCCACCTATACCTGCTCACCCTCACTGCATATGCTATTTAACTGAGGTTATAGACGATGATCTAGATTTAAGGAATTTTAGCTATACAAGTGGTGGTAATACCTTTTTAAACAAGTTACCTGCTAAAAAGCAAAATGAGGTTTTAGGATCAAAAGCAAGGGGTGAAGCCTTTAGAAAAGGTGAGAACTGGAATAAAGCTATTAATATGGAAACAGAGCTATCAACTATACAATCAAGATTTGATAAAGCGATAAAGTCAAAATATGTTTAGAGATTTGAAAAAAGTCTCTTTTTTTATTGATTATTAGAATAATTTTTTATTATATTTAGATAAGACTTAAAAAGGAAGGTACAAAATGATTAACACACCAAGTCAAAGATGGTCAAGCCATAATTACTATACAGAAACTTCAGAAGATGAAAACGAAGTAGATCAAACACCAAAATCAAATGAGGAATATTTCTCTTTAGTTAAGGATATGCTAGAGAATAACGACAATGAGTTTATTTTGCATAAAGGCTCTATAAATGAGTACTGGGTAGCTAATTACCAAATTTGTGAGAATGTAATTTACAAAGTAACTTGGAATGAGGAGCTTTATGAACACGAATTTGAAGAAGCTACTTTAAGTGAATGTGAATGGGTTTTAGAGCAAGCTAAGGGAACTATTGAAGATGTCAAAAAATGGAAGGAACGCACAAAATGAATAACCCACAACATATAGAGGGCAAAATTGATGCCCTCAAAGAATCTATTGAGCTACTTAAATCAGCTAATTTAAAAAGAGAAGACTTTATTTACTTCTTAGAAGGTCGCTTAGATAATGAGCAATTAGCTTTAAAAATGGCCCAAGTAAAGGAGCATTTTCAATGAAAAAACTAATCCTATTGCTTGCCCTTGTATCTCAGGGGTATAGCTATACCCAGCTTACTTTAATTGATTGCCAAATTGTTATAGGAGGTTACAAGGGTATTTACAAGAGCTTTTCAGGTGAATACTATGTGTTAAACTTTAGAGGTTATTGTCCTTACTCATATACAGTAAAATAGTTATATTTATTTTAATCTGATTTTCTCCTCTAGATTAGATAAAGACAAAAAGCCATCTATTTAT